GAATAACTATATAAATATTATTGATACGCCATTAAGGGTATCAATTTTAACTTGCTTATAAAGGAGAAAATATGACAAGAAACTTATCTATTTGGAACGATCTAAGACCATTTACAATTGGGTTTGATGATTTGTTCAATCAGTTTGATCATTATGTAGATAATAGATCAACAACTTTTCCACCATACAATATCGTGAAAGGCAAAGACGATCTCAATTGGACAATTGAAATGGCGCTTGCTGGTTATAATAAAAATGATATTGAGGTGAAATATGCCGACAATACTATCACAATCAAATCAACTCACAAAGATGAGGATGATAAAGATACAATTCATAGAGGTATTGCTAAAAGACATTTTACTAGATCATTTACAACTGCTGATGATGTTGAAGTAAGAGGTGCTGAAATGAAAGATGGTATGTTATCAATTGCACTAGAGAAAATTTTACCTGAAGGTAAAAAACCTAGAACAATTGAAATTGCATAAAAAATAGATAGGGGCGGTGAGAATATCTCCGCCCTTGACTTTTGAACTAAAACCTGATATAATTATATGATGTATAAATTTAAAGAAAATATTATTTTAGATGATGTGAAACAATACATAGACGAAACCTATTCGTCTCATTACGCAACCACACATAAACAAGCTACTGAAATCATTATTGACCAAGGACACGGTACTGGTTTCTGTATGGGCAATATTTTAAAATATGCTCAACGTTATGGTAAGAAAAGAGGTAAGAATAAACATGACCTCTATAAAGTAATACACTATGCCATAATACAATTGTCCCAAGACCATTACGCTAATGATAAGTCTTTAATTGATACTTTACAAGAAGACCTATTACAATATGATATTGGTAAACATGTGAAAGAAGATCCTGCCTTACGAAATGTTGCGGCAGAAAAATTAAATAACCCTAATGATTAAGGAGAAACTATATAATGAAATTAAGTGATAATACAAAAGAGATATTAAAAAACTTTTCTGAAATTAATCCTAATTTAAAGATTACACCAGGTAAAGAAATTAAAACTATCTCAACTATGAAAAACATATTGGCAACTGCTGGTGTTGAAGAAGAATTTCCACAAGACATTGCCATATATGATCTATCAGAATTTTTAGGTATGTTATCTTTATTTAATAAACCAACATTTACTTTTGATGAAAAGTTTATGACTATAAATGAAGAAGGTACATCTACAAAATCAAGATATTATTTTGCTGATGAATCCATACTTACAACCCCACAAAAAGATGTTAAAATGCCTGCAACTGAGGTAGAGTTTACATTGACACAAACTGACTTAACAAACATTAAGAAAGCTGCGTCTATGTTACAATTACCAGATATATCAGTTAAATCTGTCAATGGTGATATAATGATGTCTGCTATTGATAAAAAAAATGATACTGCCAATACCTATGATGTAAAGGTTGGTGTTTGTGATACAAACAAAAAGTTTGAGTTTCATTTTAAAACTGAACACTTTAAAATGTTGCCTGGCGATTATAATGTTTACATATCATCTAAACTTATTTCTAATTTTAGACATAAAAACAAAACAGTACAATATTGGATTGCCCTAGAAAATACTTCAAAGTATGAGGGGTAATAATGGAAAACTTATTATGGGTAGAGGCTTATAGACCCTCTACAATTGACGAATGTATTTTACCTGTTGAGATAAAGAAAACTTTTAAATCTATTCTCAAACAAGGTGAGATACCAAATCTATTATTATCTGGCACAGCAGGTACTGGTAAAACTACCGTAGCAAAAGCACTATGTAACGAACTTGGTTGTGACGTTATGATGATTAATGGTTCTGACGAAGGTCGATCCATTGACGTTGTAAGAAATCAAATCAAGAACTTTGCTTCAACTGTATCTCTACATGAGAGTGATAAACCTAAAGTGGTTATTGTTGATGAAGCAGATTACATGAATGCTG